TTATATCTTATTTATAGCTTCAAGTTTGAATGGTAATTCAATATGTGTGTAAACTGTTTCTGTGACACCTTGACCCTTGTGACCAATTATCTTTTTGATGATTCTTTCATCAATACCTGCTTCAGTAAGCAATGACACACAGGTGTGTCTTGTGTCATGTGGTCTATGCTGAAGTTTCAATTCTTCCATCAATGGTGTCCAATATGAATCATAGTAGTTTCTATAAAGAAAATGCTTATCATCAGGTGTGCAAATCAGATACTCACAATCCCTGTCTAACCAATATTGGAAGAATGGAACAACCTTTTCAGCAATTGGAACTTCCCTGATTCCTGATTCTGTTTTTGATTCCCTTACATAGAACCATCTTTCATCAAGATGAACATCTTCCTTCTTCAGGTCAAGCAATTCACCAATTCTGACACCTGTATATATCAGCATCAGGATAACAGAATAATATGTATTAGAATCTTTGACCTTCCAAACCATATTGATTTGCTTCTTGTTGAATGGTTTCCTGTTGTATGCATTTGGGTTTCCTGCCTTAGTAATATCAACATATCTGACCATGTCCCTTTTATCAGCAGTCACAATTTCATGCATGACAGCATAATCATACATCAGACCAAACATGATTTTCATTTTCTTCAGTGTTGGTGTGTTTTTTCCTGATTCATCAACTGCTTGTTGCAGGTGGTCAAGTTTGATTTCCACAAACTTCATGTTATGTAATTTCTCACATGTCCTGAATGATGCTTTATATCCTTTCACATTTGATTCTGATACCTTTGGAAAATGCACTTCAGACCACTTTTCAAATACTTCAGCAAAGGTGATTGTGTTATGGTGTAAATCATAAGGGTCTTTGTTGTATTCTGCAAGGGCGGTCAATGCTTCTTTTCTACTTTCATAATATCCCACAAAGGCATAGATTGGATAAGACTTCTGTTTTTCTTCATCAAAAGTCCATCCTGTTGTCTTTCTTGCAACCCAAGGTTTCCTTCTATTGCCTGATAACTTATAAACACTTCCAAAACCATTTGGTAAACGCATAAATAAACACATCCTTTCTTAAAATTGGGTGACTTTAACAAAGGGTTGTGTTATACTTATTTTGGTTAAATTTGTGTGTATAGCACAATCCTTTGATAAGACCTGACTACTTCCAATAGTTGGGTCTTATTTTTTTGTTCTTGGTTGTTCGTTGTTCTTGGTGTTCTTGGTTGTATACTACTATATATATTTATATTTTTCTTAGTCCTTTAGTGTTTCATCTTTATTTTCTTAAAAGTATTATAGATAAAACACCAAGAACACAAAGAACACCTAGAACAGCACGAACTTGATTTCCTTGTAAATATCATAAATCCATCCGATTCCAAACAGTCCAAAGGTCAAGGTGTAAAGAATTCCTAAACCAATTTGACCTGATGCATATCTTTGGACACCTAACCATCCAAGAAATATTGTCGCAATCATCATTCCTTTACTTGTCTTCAGTTCCTTCTTTTCTTTTGGTATAACATAAACAGCTTCTGAAGGTGTTTTATTTGATGATGATGACTGTGTATTGACAAAACTGACACCTTTGATTGGTGTATGCATGGTTGTTGTCTTTCTTCCTTTAGAATTCACAGTGATTCTTCCTGCTTTACTTCCAACAGATATTCCAACAGAATTCTTATTAAAATTCAGATTCACACCTTTCCCTAATTTGATTGTCTTCCTGAATCGCATTGACATATTATCACATCCCTTCTTAGAATTTCTGTCTGTTTTCAATGACCCTTCCAATGATTTGAACAGGCTTTTCAATAATGTCTTTGTTGGAAAAGTACATTGGTGCATATGTAGGATTGAAAGATTGAAGAACAATTCCATCATCCTGTTTCAATAGCTTCTTCACACAAGCATTGTCACCATTCACTTGTGCAATCACAATATCACCTGATTCTGCATCAGACTGTTGTTTGACAATCAGAACATCACCTGCTTGCATTCTTGGTGACATGGAATCACCTTTGACCTGAAGACCAAAGAATTCACCTGTCTGTGCAAGTCTGAATGGTATTTCTTCCCAATCCAATACTTCTTCAATAGCTTCAATTGGAATCCCTGCAACTACCTGACCAAGAACAGGAATCCTGCATCCTTTTTCAATCCTTGTTGATTCATCTGATAATGCTTCTGAATTATACTGTGCATCCCACACAGCTTCTTGTTCTGATTTATAATCTGATTCACCTGTCAGATAACTGATTGAAACACCAAAGTAATTTGCAAGTTTGGTCATGGTTGTATTATTTGGTGTGAATGTCTTCCACTTAGATGATGACCCTGCACCAAGACCTGCTTCCCTTTCTAACTGTCTTTTTGAAATCTTTCTTTCCTTACATAATTGGTTGATTCTGTCTATAAATTCCATAGCAATTCCCCTTTCTTAAAAAAAGTGCAGAATAAATTCAGCGAAAAGTGTTGACAAACTGCTGAAGAACTGCTAATATACATAGTGTCAGGTGCAGAACTAATTCAGCAGACTGATATAAACAAAAGTCGCTTGATGTTTTAAATATATGTTGATGGTACTTCATATAATAGAACATCTTCAGCAATTTGTCAATATTTTATGCTGAATTTTTACGCACTTGTTGAATAAATTATGAAAGGTAGGTGAAAATGATGTCAGAATTTGAAAAGCAGGTCAGACATGCATTGATTGATAGGGATATGACAATGACAGACCTTGCAAATGAATTAGGAATCACAATTTCTTATGTATCTGATTTACTGAAAGGTAAAAGAACCAATCAGGAACAGCTTCAGAGAATTAAAGAGTTCCTTGAAATCACTGACACAGAAGATTATGAAGAATAGAATATCAGTTTCAGAAGTTGCAGAACTGATGAATGTGTCAGAACAGTTCATCAGGATAGGTCTTCAGAAGGGAATCTTCCCTTTTGGTTATGCAGTCAAGATGTCAACACAATGGACTTATTACATTAGTCCACAAAAATTCACAGAACACACAGGAATTACTGTGTCATAGAAAGGAGAACATTATGGAAGGTTATAAAGTTTTTGAATCTGATTGGACATGCAGGGGATTTCAATATGAAGTAGGAAAGACATTTGAAGAAGATGTCACACCTTCTTGTTGCAACAGAGGATTTCATTTTTGCAAAGAATTAAAGGACTGCTTCAATTATTATCCATTCAATCCTGACAACAAAGTTGCAAAGGTCATTGCATTGGGTGAAATTGATGAAGAATCAGATGATAGCAAATGTTGCACCAACAAGATTCAGATTGTTGAAGAAATCAGTTGGGAAGATGTTTTAAGAATGGTCAACCTTGGAAAAGGAAACGCAGGTCTTTGCAACAGCGGTAATTGCAACAGCGGTGATTGGAACAGCGGTAATTGCAACAGCGGTAATTGCAACAGCGGTGATTGCAACAGCGGTAATCGCAACAGCGGTAATCGCAACAGCGGTAATTGCAACAGCGGTGATTGCAACAGCGGTAATTGCAACAGCGGTAATCGCAACAGCGGTAATCGCAACAGCGGTAATCGCAACAGCGGTAATTGCAACAGCGGTGATTGGAACAGCGGTGATTGCAACAGCGGTAATTGGAACAGCGGTGATTGGAACAAGACTAACTTTTCCAATGGATGCTTCAACACAGAAGAACCAAAAATCTTCTTATTCAACAAACCTTCAGATTGGACTTATCGTGATTGGTTAAATTCAGATGCAAGATATCTGTTGAATCAGATTCCAAGAAATATTGTTGATTGGATTTGGTCAGATGATATGACTGATGAAGAAAAAGAACAGCATCCTGAATATGAAGTTGTTGGTGGTTACTTAAAGATTCTTGATGAATCAGAGTGTGGACAGTTATGGTGGGATTCACTTTCTGAAAGATACAAAAACATCATCAAAGCAATGCCAAACTTTGACAAAGAAATCTTTGAAGATGTGACAGGCATCAAGATATGATTTCCCTGTTTCCACATCAGCAAGAAGCATTGCAGGAAACAAAGGACTTTGACAACATTGCAGTTTATCATGACATGGGTCTTGGTAAGACATTCACAGGGTCAGAAATGATGAAAAGATTTGGATGCAAAGTGAACTTGATTGTGTGTCAGAAATCAAAGGTTCAGGATTGGGTGGAACACTTCACAGATAACTATCAGATGCAGGTGTTTGACCTTACCAATAAGAAACAGCTTGGTGAATATCATGGAATGTCACAAGGACAAAGATTCTTCATAGTTGGTGTTATCAATTATGAATTGGCTTGGAGAAGAAAAGAATTGCTTGACTTATATGATTTCACATTGATGCTTGATGAATCATCTTTGATACAGAATCAGAAAGCAAAGCAGACAAAATTCATCCTGAAGATGAAACCTGCACATGTGATTCTTCTTTCAGGAACACCTGTTGGTGGTAAATATGAAAATCTATGGACACAAGTCCACCTGTTAGGTTGGAAGATTTCAGAAGACTTGTATAACAGGCAATATGTGAATTGGACAACAATTGATTCAGGTGGTTTTCAACACAAGATTGTGGACAAAGAAGACCCATACAAAAACATTGATAGGTTGAAATCCAAAATGCGTGAACATGGTGCAATATTCAAGAAGACTGAAGAATGTTATGAACTACCTGAACAGGTATTCACACACATCAGATTGAAAGCACCTAAAGAATATTGGAAGTTTCAGAAGGATTGCATTGTAACAATAGAAGGTCAGGAATTGGTTGGTGATACATCATTAACAAAACTGCTTTATAGCAGACAGATATGCAGTCAATTCAATCAAAACAAGTTGGATGCATTCAGGGATTTGGTTGAATCAACACAGGAAAGATTGATTGTATTCTATTCATTCAATGATGAACTATGGAACATGAAGAAGATATGTCAGGAACTTGACAGACCAATTTCAGAAATCAATGGACACACCAAAGACCTGACAGCCTATGAACAGGAATCAAACAGTGTGACCTTATGTCAGTATCAATCAGCATCCAAAGGACTGAATCTTCAGAAGTGCAACAGAATCATTTATTTCTCACTTCCATTATCATCAGAAGATTTTGAACAGTCCAAGAAAAGGATTCACAGGATTGGTCAGGAAAAGACATGTTTCTATTATCTGATGATTTGCAGGGGGACAGTTGATGAACAAATCCTGCACACATTAGAAGAAAGGAAGGATTTCACAGATGAATTGTTCAAAGAAGATGAAAAGAAAAATTCATAATTTTGTAATCAAAGCCTTGACTGCATTAAATGCGTTTTCGCTGATTTATTGGATATGTTGGATTGACTGCATTATCAGTTGGCAACCATATGTCATCATGTTGGTCAATTTCACATGGATATGTCTTGTGTTGTATGCAAATGGTTGGGTGACTGACACAGAACCATATTATGAAAGATTAGAAAAGGAAGGTGAATATTATGATGAAATGTAAAGTTGCTATTGATGATAAAAATGAATGCACAAATTGCTGTTATTTCTGTGATAAGAAAGACACTTGTAATGATGTGTGTCAGGACATTGCAAAAGTGTGTGAAGAACAGGTTGAAGAAACAGACCTTCAGGTTATTGAATCAACAGTTCCTGATGTACTGAAAGCAATCACAGACATTACAGTTCAGAAGAAGAAATTGGAAGAACAGGAAAAGCTGATGAAAGAAAAGTTGCTTCAGGCAATGGAAGAACATGGTGTGAAGTCATTTGAGAATGCAAAAGTCAAATTCATGTATGTTGCACCAACAACAAGAACAACCATTGATTCTAAGAAGTTGAAAGCAGACCATCCTGACATTGCTAAAGCATATTCAAAGACTTCCAATGTTAGTGCATCAGTAAGAATTACAGTGAAGTAGGTGAACACATGGCATCAGAAAAGAATTTTGAAAACAGAATCAAGTCTTTCCTGAAATCAAATAACTGCTATTTCATTAAATATTGGGGCGGTGGTGAATTCACCAAAGCAGGTGTTCCTGATATCCTTGCATGTTGCAATGGAAAATTCCTTGGGATTGAAGTTAAGGCAGAAAATGGAAAACCTTCACCACTTCAGATTCACAACCTGAAGAGAATTGATGAAGCAGGTGGATATGGAATTCTTCTTTATCCTGACCATTTTGAATTGTTCAAGAACTTCATTGACTGCTTGAAGGTGAATGATGCAAATACTGCATACAATTATGACTTATTGAAAAGAAGGTGGTCAGATGGATAATTTTCATTTTTCAACAGCAGAATGTTTTGAAAATTGTCCTGCAAGATTTGGTTTCAGATACAGACAGAACATTGAAGTGCTTCCAACAGATGACCCTGCAAATCCGCTAATTCTTGGAACAGCAATTCACAGGGGCATGGAAAAGGATATGGAAACAGCTATTCAGGAATACAAAGATTCATATCCTATCATCACAGATGCACACATCAATGAAATCATCAAACTTGAATATTGGATTCCAAGGATGAAAGAACTTCTTCCTGAAGGATTTCATGAAGTCAATTTCAAGAATGATGTTTATGAAGGAACAGCAGACTTGATTGTTCCATGTACCAAGCATGATGCAGGTCTTCCACATGGTCAGTTTGATTTATATGATTTCAAGTATTCAAACAACATTGACCACTATATGGAATCAAGACAGTTGCATGTATATAAATATTTCTTTGAAAGAATCACAGGAAAGCACATCAGAAAAATGTATTTTGTGTTTGTCCCAAAGGTTCAGATTAGACAGAAGAAAACAGAAACGCTTCAGGACTTCAGGAACAGAATCTATGAAGAACTTAAAGCAAAGGAAATTCAAATCAAAGAAGTGGTTTATGACCCTTCCAAGGTTGCAGATTTTTATGAAACGTGTATGAACATTGGTCTTACAGATAAGTGTGAAAAGAATGAATCTTATTTGTGTGATTGGTGTGAATATAAAGACTATTGTCAGAAAGGATTGGACTATATGATTTTACCAAGTGCAGAAAGAAGACAGGTTGGAAAGACAACCAAAAGAAAATTATGGATTTATGGTGGTGCGTTTTCAGGAAAGACAACATTTATGGATTCAGCACCTTCACCATTGAATCTGAACACTGATGGAAACATTCAGTTTGTTACTATGCAGTATTTACCTATCAAGGACACAATGGAAGGAAGACAGAAGATTCTTGCATGGGATGTCTTCAAGAAAGCTATTGATGAACTTGAAAAGACAGCAGGTCAGAATGGATTTAAGACCATTATTGTTGACCTTCTTGAAGATACTTATGAATCATGCAGATTATTCATGTATGACAGATTAGGTATCACACATGAATCAGATGACAGCTTCAGGGCATGGGACAAGGTAAGAACAGAATTCTTATCAACCATCAGAAGATTGATGAACCTTGACTATGAAAACATTGTGTTGATTTCTCATGAAGATACTTCAAAGGACATCACAAAGAAGTCAGGTGATAAAATTACAGCAATCAAACCAAACATTGCAGATAAGGTTGCAAATAAAATTGCAGGTATGGTTGACATTGTGGCAAGGGTAGTTGTGGAAGATGATGAAACAAGAACATTGAATTTCAAATCCAATGAAGTAATCTTTGGCGGTGGAAGATTAAAGAACATCAAGACCACATCAATTCCTTTGGATTGGGATGAACTTTTAAAAGTGTATGATGAAGCAAATTTTTTTGTCAAACCTGCTGAAGAAATTCAGGATAATGCAAAAGAAACTGCTGAAGAAACACCATCAAGAAGGGGAAGAAAATCACGCACACAGTCAGAACCTGTTAAAGAATCTTCTGAAGAACCTGTTCAAGATGGAACAACCAACACTGATTCAGAAACAGTTGTCTTGGATGCAGACACATACTTCTATGACATCAAAAATGACAATTATGTGATGAAACATGCAGGTAGTTCTGTTGACATGATTGTTGATGGTGTGGAAGTCATGAAGGTCATCACCAAAGAAGAATTTGGTGAAGGTATCAAGAAGTTGTCAGGTGCAGGGGAAGAAAAACCTGCAAGAAAAAGAAGAACAAGAAAGGAAAGATAATCATGAAGAAATTTATTGAAGCATTAAAGGAAGCAGGAATTTATGACCACATTGTTGAAACAATCGTGGATGTTAGAAACAGATATGGTGCAAAGGATGCAACCAAAGGAATCACAATGATTCTGAAAACAGAAATGATTAGAAATCCTAAGTTACTTGATGTCTTCATGGATGATATTGAAGACTTAGGTTTCAAGACAGTTGGTGCAGAAATCATGAAATCAGTTGTGGATATTGAAAAGGTTGATGCAATGAAAGATGTCAATCCTGATGAACTGTTCAAGAAAGCAACAGAACATGGTGACAGTGGATTGAAGAAATCCAATGAAGAAGCACTTGAAGATGCTGTTGTTAGTAATTTTATTGATTTCCTTAATGGAATTGCAAATATGTTAAATGATTAAGAAAGGTTAAAAAAGGTGAATGAAATGAGTATTTTTGATAAATGGGATAAGAATGTGGACACAGAAGGACTTCAGAAAGATATTGCTGAAGCAGAAGCAAATGGTGGTCAGGGTGACTATCGTGAAGTACCTGTTGGTACATATGAAGTTAAGATTGACAAGATGGAAATCAAGGAATGTGGTTCAGAAAAACATGCAGGTGAACCAATGTTCACAGTTCAGTTCAGAATCCTTGAAGGTGACTTTGAAAACAGTTGCTTATTCATGAATCAGCTTATCACAGAAGGATGGCAGATTGGACAGGTCAACAAGTTCCTTAGAAGTCTTGATGTCAATGACACAGTGGAATTCAAAACATATGGTCAGTACAATGACATGATTATGGACATGATGGAATCCATTGATGGAAGTCTTGAATTCCTTCTTGAATATGGCAAGAACAAGAAAGGCTATAACACATTCAAAATCAAAGATGTGTATGAAGTATAAAGAAAGGTAGGTGAATCTGATGCTGTTCTTTGACTTTGAAGTGTTTATCAAGGATTGGCTTGTGGTCATCCTTGATATGGACAATAGAAAAGAACATGTCATCATCAATTCACCTTCTGACCTTAAACAATTCTATCAGGAACACAAAACAGACATATGGGTTGGATTTAACAATCATCATTATGATGATTACATCCTAAAAGGAATCCTTTGTGACATGAATCCAAAGGAAATCAATGACCACATTATTATCAAAGAAAAAGCAGGTTGGACATTTTCAAATCTGTTCAGGTCAATTCCATTACTGTCATATGATGTGTTCCAAGCAAAGATTGACAGGGGACTGAAGTTCTTTGAAGGAAGTCTTGGAAACATGGTGAAAGAATCATCCATTCCATTTGACATTCCAAGGAAGCTGACTGAAGAAGAACTTCAGGAAACTGTTAAATATTGTAGACATGATGTGGAACAGACTGTTGAAGTATTTATGCAAAGGAAAGCAGACTTTGATGCAATCATGTCACTAATAAAGATGTTCCCTGAAGTTCTATCAATCAGGGACATTGGACTAACTAAGGCACAGATTAGTGCAAAGATTTTGGAATGTGAAAAGGTCACAAGGGATGATGAATTTGACCTGTTTGTGCTTCCTTGCATACAAATTAAGAAATACAGAAAAGCAATAGACTTCTATATGTCAATGAAAGGGAAAACCAATCAAAAAGAAGTTTATTCAGAATCATTGAACATGATTATAGCAGGGATTGAACACAACATCAGTTGGGGTGGAATCCATGCAGGAAAAGAAAAATATCAGAACCTTGGACATGGTAGGCAGATATGGCATGTTGATGTTGCTTCCTTCTATCCAAGATTGATGATATTCCATAACCTGCTTACACGAAACAGCAAGAAACCTGAAAAGTTCAAGATGATATATGACAGAAGAATTGAACTGAAACATGCAGGTAAAAAGAAAGAACAAGCACCATTGAAGATTGTCATCAATGGAACTTATGGAATTAGCAAAGCAAGAAATTCTTTAGCATATGACCCAAGAAATGCAAATCTTATCTGTCTGAATGGTCAGTTGATGCTGATTGACCTGATAGAACATTTGGAAGCAATTGATGGATTTGAATTGATTCAGTCAAACACAGATGGTTTGATTATCAGTCTTCCTGATACAGATGAAGCATTCAATCAGATGGATGATATTTGTTATGAGTGGGAAAAACGTTGCAACATGGAATTGGAATTTGATGAAATCAGTTCTATTTGGGAAAAGGATGTCAACAATTATGTGTTCATCTTTAGCAATGGCAAGGTGGAAAGAAAAGGTGCTTATGTGAAAGAACTGTCACCACTTGACTATGACCTCCCAATCATAAACAAAGCATTGGTTGATAGGTTGGTCAAGGGAATCCCAATTGAAGTAACTATCAATGGATGTCAAGACCTGAAGGAATTTCAGATGGTCAAGAAGATATCATCAAAGTATGATTGCATCATGCATGGTGGACGTTGGGAAAAACACAAAGCAATCAATCCTGCAACAGGCAGATTGAAGACATTCACAAGGTTTGTTGGTAATACCAAGAAGCTGAATGAAAAATGTGTCAGGGTCTTTGCATCAGTAAATGAATCTGATGGTGGACTTTGGAAAATTAAAAAAGATGGTAGTAAAGCAAAGGTTGAAGGAACACCTGAACACTGCTTTATCTTCAATGATGAAGTGAATGGTGTCAAAGTTCCAAGACAACTAAATAAGCAGTGGTATATAGACACAGCTTATGACAGATTATCAGGATTTGGAATTTGTGAAGGAAGAAGGTGAAATTGATTGGAGTGGAAAGGAAACAGCATGGTCTTCAAAGGCTATGCAACAGGCACAGGAAAGAAAGCAACCATGAAGGTCAAGGATGCACAGCTTCTTTCATGGGATGATGTTCAAGGGAATCAGTCATTTGGTGCAATCCTGAATCAGGACTTTGTTGATATTTCATTTGATACTGATGAACTGTCACAGAAGTTTTGGGACATGGCAGAAAAGAACAATTGGAATTGTTTGATTCTTGAAAATCCTGAAAATGGACATATTCACAGTTATTGGAAGGACACAGAACACAGGATTGAAAAGGGTGGAAAGGATAAAAAACTTGCAGTTGGATTGATTGCAGATATTCATTCAGGTTCAACATACATACCACTAAGGGTCAATGGTGTTGATAGATTTCCACCATCCTTTGAACCTGATGACATTGATGAAGTTCCTGATGAATTGATTCCTGTGAATACAACCATCAATCTTGCAGACTTGCAGGAAGGGGATGGAAGGAATGATGAATTGTTCAAATACATCCTGATTCTTCAGTCACAGCTTATGTTGGATAGAGAACCAATAAGAAGGGTGTTAGATAACATCAATCATTTTATCTTTCAGGATGCATTATCAGAAGAAGAAATGGATGTCATCACAAGGGATGATGCATTTGCAAAACCAATTTTCTACAAAGGAAAAACATTCTTGCACAATGCTTTTGGTCAGTACATGAAGAATGAATATCACATCAAAAGGATTCAGGGACAGCTTCATGTGTATGATGGTGGGATTTATAAATCAGGTTACAGATTCATTGAATCCAAGATGGTTGAATTGATTCCAACACTGAAAGCAAATCACAGAGTGGAAACCCTGAAGTATTTGGAAATTATCACACCTGAAGAAACACAGGTTGCAGATGCAAATCTGATTGCATTCAGGAATGGTCTTTATGACTTAGCAACAGATGAACTTCTTCCATTCAGTCCTGACCATGTTATTACAAACATGATTCCTTGGGACTATAACCCTGAAGCATACAGTGAATTGTGTGATAAGACCTTGAACAAAATATCCTGTCAGGATGATGAAATCAGAGCGTTACTTGAAGAATGTATTGGATATTGCTTCTTCAGACAAAATGAATTATCAAAATCATTCTTCCTGACAGGTTCAGGGTCAAATGGTAAATCAACATTTTTGGATATGGTGAAGAATGTGCTTGGAAGACCAAACTATGTATCACTTGATATGGATGAACTTGGTGAACGATTCAGCACAACAACCATGTTTGGAAAACTTGCAAACATTGGTGATGATATCAGTGATGAATTCCTGCAAGGAAAGGTCATTGCACA